GGCAACAAGTGTAGAAACTCGTTGACCAAAAGCATTAGGATCAAGAGTCGTATCCCTGAAAGCATCACCAATCTGTTCATCAATAGTGCGAGTTCTACGAGCTTGTGGTTTAGCCAAATCAATTGGAGAAATATCCACTTTAACTTTAGTTGGGTCGCCAAACAAACGAATCTGATTAGCCGCCAAAGCCTGTTTAGCTTGTTCAAACTGGTTGCCATACTGCGCACGGAACACAGGGTCTTTAGCAGACAGACTTTGAATCAATTGATTGACAACAGGATTGTCTGCCAACAAAGAACTAATAGGCATCTGTACTGGTGTACCGCCTGGTGTCTTCAAAGAAACGCTCTGTTGTGCTTTAGCGGCTTTGGTAATGGTGTCCATAAATGTAGGATCAGCAGCACCTGCGGCAATAAAGATATTGCTGATGCGATTGTCCACATCCTTAAGCAACTCGTCTTCAGGAACAGTTCCACGAACTTTAGCCCATTGACTACGAGCAACATCAAACCCTTTGTTGACAACAGGGCCAGACTTTAGGAGAGTGCCAAGGGTGTAACTACCACCACCACCACCGAAAATACTACCAACAACACGACCAGTAGTTGCAGAACCTAACTTCTCGCCTGCCACTTCACCTGCCATACCACCCGCTTCGGCAGCAGAACCAATAACTTGTTGTTCAGTAGGACGCATTAAGGCTTGACCAAATAAGCCCATACGTCTTGTAGCCGCCAATGCAGGGAATACATAGCTTTCTGGAGAAGTGACAGCCTCTGTTCCTTGAGCAAGAATCTTTTGACCAGCAGTTTGTGGCTCTGCACCAGTAGTGCCAAGTCTACCCATTACACCTTGATAAACAGGCTCACGACCTGCTTTAAATGTTTCTACAACACCACCAGTAGTAGGAGCAGGAGCAACAGTACCGCCTGATGCTCTCATGCCCATAGTCAAAGGATTGATGCCACCACGCTCTAATGCAGAAAACAATAGGTTTGAAAGACCTGAAACAGTACCAACAGTTCCTGCAAAGCCTTTTCGTGCAGACTCAGCCATCACAGCACCAGTAGAAGGTGTAGGTTTACCAGATAACTCTTCTAATTCAGCATCTGACAAAGGGGCATCACTTTGATAGCGTTTCCCATCAATTTCGTAAACTGGCATGGTGAGTCCTTATTCTTCAATGACAGTAACAACTTTACCGCTTTTTAGTGTTCTAGTATTGGCTTTTTTCTCTCCACCTGTTTCTTTAGCAGTCAATTCAGGGAAAGATAAAGCTAAGTTAACAGCCTCTGTTGGATAACCAGCAGATATAGCAATCTTGCGTTGACGCTCAAGCTCATTATTGGCTTTATTAGTGTTGACTTTCTTGATAGTCTGCATAGCACTTTGCATCTTCTGCATAGTGTCTTTTGTTGGTGTAGAGGTAGCCAATGTAGACAGATAGTCTGCCGCACCTCCAACCAAAGCAGGATCAGCACCAGCCGCCTTCAATTCCTTCTGGCTCAAGTCGCCTGCACCTGCAATTGCTTTAGCAAATTGAGTCTGAGCCGCACGATAAGAAGCAAAGTTATCTGTTTTGATAGCGTCTTGGATGTTTGCCAAAGCATTATCTACTTGGTAGATTGCATTCAAAGGCTTCTCAATTGTTTGCTGAACATTTCTAGTAAATGCAGGAATATCAACAAGAGCCTTTTCGCCTGGCAAGACTAATTTAGAAGCGCCTTCTTTAGCCTTTTTGACTCCACGCTCTTCTAACAATGTGTCAATGACAGATGCTTCTTGCTGAGTTAATTGAGAAAATGGTTTACCAAATCTTGCTACAGCAGCTCTATCAGCTTCAGGGCCATAACTAATCTTCTGATCTGGCTTGGTCATTTGCTCTTTTAAGACTGAAGCAAATTCTGTGTTGTACTCAGGAGAACCTTCTGGGCCAACCAATAAAGCACGAGCTTGAGCCAACTGAACTTCTTTAGGAGTTGCTTGTTGACGCTCACGAGTGGCTTGTGCCATAGATGCTTGCGCTGCAGCTCTTCTTTGTAGAACTTGAGCCAACTCACCTTGAGCTTGACGAGCATATTGAGCCAATGCCATAGCACCTTGTTGGTCGCCTGCTTGTGCAAGCATCTGAGCGCCTTTCATAATTGACTCAGGATCGGTCTGGTCAATCTGTTGAGCAATAGCATTACGAGTGCTAATCATCTTCAATTGTGGGTCTTCAACACCCATAGCACCACGAATAGCACTACCAAGACCTTTAGCACCACCATAAGTTAGTGCCGCACCACGAGAAGCAGGGTCTAGTTGAGCAAGGGAAATGCCCTCGTTCAAAGCACTTCTACGTTGTTGCTCCCCATACATTTGTGGGGTTATCCCAAAAAGACTACCTACGATATCTGCCATGATGAATCCTTAAGAAAATAAACCACTCAAAAGTGTTGCATAAGGGTTAGTTGTTGCCGCAGGGCCAGTAGCCAAACGAGTACTGAATTCAGCACCTGACAAGCCTAAACGACCCACATTAGCACCTGCTTGAGAAGTTTGTTGAGCAAGGTTAGTACTCATTGTGAATGGTTGCTGACCTGCCGCTTCCAAAGCCTGAACTTGTCCCAAAGCAGTCGTGTAAGGAGCATAAGCCGCCTGTTGACCTGCATAGTAGTTGCCCATTGTCTGCGCACCAGTACCCAACAGACCCGCACCAAATGCGACTTGTTGTTGACCAGCTTGTTGAGCTTGAGCCGCCAATTGAGCCTCTTGCATTGCACGAGCGTTATACAAAGCCTGTAATTCAGGAGTTGTAGCGCCATAAGAACCACCTTGAGATACTGCCAAACCACCACGGCCTTGTTGTTGCAGTTTATTCTGCAAGTTAGCCAATTCCAACTCACGACCAGGTTGCAACAAAGCCATCTGTTGATTCAGATAGTTCTGAGCAACTTCTTGTGGTGATTGAGCCAAGTACTGATTGCCAAGGTTAAACAAACTCTGCGCACCTGTTTGCAATGGAGCAAACTGTTGTTGAGCGGCTTCTGCTTGTGTTAAACCAGCACCTGCCAAGTTAACCAATCGGTCTTGAGCATTCTTAGCTTCAGGACTTAATGTGTAGCCTGCGCTTGTCAATTGACCTGTTGTTGGATCGACTTTGAATTGTGATGTACCAAATCGTGTGGTCATTCCAACTGGTCTGAAAGCAGCCGATTGTTTAGCCGCAGCAGTTTCAGCATCAATCATCGCTTGTGCGCGTTGAGCCGCTTCTTTTGATGTTTGTAGTTGGAGTAGACCAGCCGCAGTAGTTGCTCCAGATGAGATCAAATTAGCAATCTGTGCAGTTGTAAAGCCTGCCGATGCCAAATTAGCTGTTTCAGATGCCGTAAGACCTGTTGTAGCCGCAGTAGTTGCACCAGTTATAGCTCCAGTTGTGGCGGCAGTATTAGCACCAGTTGTAGCCGCAGTAGTTGCTCCTGTAGTCGCACCTGTGGTAGCCGCAGTCGTAGCACCTGTGGTAGCTCCTGTAGTAGCTCCTGTAGTAGCTCCTGTGGTTAATAATCCTGTTGTGCCTGTAGTACCCGCATCAGCCGCTAATTTAGCCGCAACAGAATCAGCAGTAATACCCCCTGCTGCACCTGTCAATAGACCGCTACCACCAGTCATGCTTGTGATAGTAGGAACAACAGCACCAGTAGTTAAAGCACCTGCAAGTTGAGTAGCACCTGTTGTACCGCCCGCACCACCTAATGCTAGATCAAGTTGAGCAAGTTCAGCAGTAGTTAAGCCAGTAGTTCCAACAGTACTTGCTCCACCAAGCAACCCTTCAAATCCACCAGTAAGACCATAAGCCGCACCAGCTACTGCCGCTAGTTTAAGAATGTCGTTTTTCAAAGTGCTAGATGATGCACCTTGCGTGTAAAAAACAGGATTTCCTTGTTCATCAAAGTTAACGCCAAATCCAGTATTACCCTTACCTTCGTAAGAGCCAGACCAAAGATTTCCACCTGTACGCTCACCATAACCAGAGATTAACTTCTCACCAGTCATGGCGTTGATGATTCCATCCTCGCCTTTGGCAACTTGTGCAATGTTAGTAACACCACTTTTTGCCAACTCATCAGCCATGTAAAGAGCGGCTTTCTCAGGAGGTAAACCACCAGTCCAAGCCTCAGTAGTGCCTTGAGAGAGAATTTGGCTTGCTAACTTATTTACATTTTCAGCAGTATAAGTATTTGGAGCAGCGGCAACATATCTTTCTTGCACTACCTCAGTTGGCAATCCAACAGCCTGCGCCATTTGAGCAGGTGTTACATTGTATTCTTGCATCGCTGTAGCGATCTGGGCATCTGTCATGCCAGGGTTAGCAAGTAAAAAATCGATAATTTGTTGACTAGATACAGCCATGATTGCTCCTTACTTATATTATGGCTCAACAGGCCATGTAATGTTCCAAGGAAATCCCTCTTGTGAAGGAACATCTCTCAATGCTTGGCAGTAGTCAATCCACTCTTGAGAAGGTGTCATATCACTACGAAAACGCCAGTCAGTATCTGCTAACTTTTGGTCACGAGTAGCACGAACATTCTTAGCCTGTTCAGCATCTTTCTGAGCCTTGTAAGCGTCCTCTTGTTCAGCAGCAGTAGTAGTTACACCATCTACCACTTGGTCTAAGAAGACAGGGCCTAAGATGTACTTTGTGTACCATTTACCATTTACTTGCTCTACACCAGAGGCTTGTGAGTATTGGTAAACAGTACCGCCTGTGGCTTGTGCGCCTTCAAAGACCACATCAGCACCCAAAGCCTCTAAGACTTCAGTTGTTGTTGTATCCCATGATGGGCCACCATTGGCTTTTTTGTATGCACGAAATTCACTTTCGTGCATGACTGCGCCTGTTTCTCTGATTCGTACTTGCATGATTTTTCCTTATGCGATTGCCAAGAAGATGAATGAAACGCCTGATTCATTGAAGTAGTCTGTTGCAGCAGTTCCAACAACAAAGCCAGAATTATCAAGGTCAATAAAATCTCCACTACCACTTTCAGCCGCTGTTGTATTTAATGAAAGAGACTTTTCATCGCCAGCCACAATTCCTCGTGCTGTGTCATACACATACCAATCTGAAGTTGTGCTGGTTCGTTTAAACATGACAAACCTTGCACCAGATGTAAATCCACAGTCAATAACTCGACCAACTGTCCCATCACCTGTGTAGCTTCCTACTTTGGAAACACCTGCGCAGGTTGCAAAGAGGTAGGCAACGTAAGTAAATCCAGAAGCATTCGCAGTAGTTGCATCTATTGGCGATGGAGTAAATGTAGTAGAAGTCGTTGTAAATCCATAACCAGTTGCGGTTAAAACAGCAAGTGTTCCGTTCAAAATAAAATAATTATCAGCTGGTTGCGCAAATGCCGATGAAAATACCCACCATTGGTCAGGATTGTTTCGTGATTTAACAATTGCTAATTCAGGTGCAACTCCAAGGTTGTGAGAAATTGCACGACCATTTACTCCCGTCCCTGTATAGCAAACCTCATCAAAGAAGCTGGGGGCTCGTCTGAAGAACCAATTTATGTATGTGTATCCGCTTCCGTTTACATCAACATTTCCATCAGCACCAAGTGTTACTCCATCTTGCCCATAAGCCATAACAGCGTCTGTGTACGATGTTTCTGCACTTGTCTGGTTAGTCGCTATCCGCAAGTTTGGCCCACGCAATCTGTCCCACATACTGCGAGTCCAGCTTGTTGAACGCATTGTGTCAAGCAACATATCTGGAGGGAATCCAACACCAGTCACATTTGCAGTTGCTCCTGTTCCTGTCCGTGAAATTGCGTTGTACACCTTAGTCGCATCCGTAGGCACTTTCATCGGGCCTCTACGAATGGCTATGTAGATGTAGGTGGTATCTTCTCTTATGTTGGAAGATGGGTCTTGCGCAAATCCAGTCGCAGTTGGTCTTGCTATTCCAGCAGTACCTTCTGCGGCTGATGTGTTGGGGGCTAAATATGTATCGGTGCTAGTCGTAAACCCCCTCATGTTGTCAACGATGCGCCAATCAGTAAAACCCAAAGCAGTCGTAGCGTTTTTGATTAACAACCATTGCGGCTCATAGCCAAGGTTTACTTCTGAAAAGTTGCCGCCTGAATCAGTCGTAAACGACCCACACGAAATCACATTGTCTGTACCAGTCAGACCAAAGCCTCCTGCGTCATGGGCGAATAGGTAGGCTACGTAGTTGTTACCAACTTCATTTTGTGTGCCAATAGTAAATTGAGTTGATGTGGGGGTTGTGTCGTTCCAGTACACATTACTTACACCTGCGGCAGATGTTGCGTTTAATTGCAATGCGGCAGTATTTCCTACACTTCGGTGATATACCTGCCAACTTCTAGCAGCATCTAAGTTTTTAATAATAATACAGCCCGGCACACTTCCAAGATTGTGATTGACTGCAAGGTTTGCACCTGTCCCTACAAAAGTCACAACATCAAAGAACTTTGGTTGCTTGCGGAATGTCCATGAAACGTAGGTAGCTCCTGAACTGTTGCAAGAACCATTGTAAGGATAATCACCATTCAGGCTAAATCCATTACTATTAAAAGCAGAAATGCCGTAAGTAGTTCCAGAAATTGTGTTGTTGTATTCAGCAATAGTTTGAGAAGATATGAGTTGTTTATTAACACCCCTTGCAGAATCATTTAAACCACTCGGATAAGCGTTGCTTCTGCTTTTAACCCAAACCAACCCACCCTTACCAGACAAATCAATGCCGTTGTTAATGGTCTGTGTAGAGTCGTTACCTGTGTAAAGATATGTGCTAAACACATCCTCGATGTAGTTAGCATCGTTACTTACCTGAGAGTTTTGTGAACTAAACATTAGTTATTCCTTACAGGTAGTTTTGACCAGCATTGCTTCCCCACCAATAAGTGCCATCACCTACAAAGACAAACTTATCACCTTTAGAGGCAGTAGATGTAATCGTAGGGGCTGTGCTTGCAGGCCACTTAACTGAGCTAGGCCATGTAACTGTGCGTGAACCTGTACCATCTTGCTTCAAAAGCATTGTGAAACCCTTACCTGCTGTAGCAGTTGGGAATGTAAAAGTGCAACTACCAGTCAATGTCAGAATCTGTACAGAACCATTAGCCAAGTCAACTGTATAAGCTGTAGAAGTGTTAGCAGTTACAGTTTCTTCTGTGTAGCCGTTAGTGAATGTACCAGCTTCAACAGTTTTGTTGGTGAGAGTCTCAGTACCTGTCAATGTAGCAAAAGAGCCAGCTGTTAAAGTAGCTTGAGTCCATGCACTACCATTCCACACCCATAAGTTAGATGATGTAGAGTTCCAGTACAGAGCACCTGTCAACAGTGAGTTACCATCATTGTCAACTGAAGGAGCTGATGTTTTAGAACCTAAGTAGCGATCATCGAAGCTATCATAGGATGCTGCAGCTGCTGTTGCTGAAGAAGCCGCATTTGTTTCGCTTGTAGAGGCATTAGATGCACTTGTAGCCGCATTAGAAGCACTTGTAGCGGCAGCAGAAGCTGAAGTAGCCGCAGCAGTAGTAGAACCAAAGATTGAGTCAATTTCAGTCTTTGTATAAGCATTAGAGATGTTATAGCCTGCAATCGTTGTCGGATTAGTACCCGCTGTAGCACGACCATAAGCATCAAAAGTAACAGACTGGTAAGTTCCTGCGCTAATACCAGAAGTAGCCAAGTCAATGTTGTCCGAATTGACAACAATACGACCTGAAGATGCTGTACCTACATTAAGAGTGTTACCAGACTTAGTAAGACCATCACCTGCTGTAATCTGACCTGCACCAGAGAACTGAGCAAAGGTAACAGATGTGCTTCCCAATGTGCCACCTGCATCTACTGTACAAACCCAACCAGAATCAGCGTTGCTTGTACCTTTTTCAACGAAGGTAAAAGCCGCAACCAATTCAGCCCATGAATCAGCATCTGTTGTGCGTGTCCATGTGCTAGATGCACACAAGTAAATACCATTCTGTGAAGCGGTAGACTGATCCTTAACCAATACTCGATCGCCAACAGAAACTGCTACGCCATCGATTGTTTGTGTGCCAGACAAAGTGATGTTAGCTGTTGTAGCTACAACCACAGAAGCCTTTGCATCGATACCTTGAGCAAGAGCATCTACATAACCCTTTGTAGCCGCATCAGAATCGTTTGTAGGGCTTGCCAAACCAGTAATGGTAGCAGACGTACCACTATCCATGTCCAATGAGCCAGAGATGGTCACATTATTGAATGTAGAAGTACCAGAAGCCGCAGTCACATTGCCAGTCACATTACCTGTGATGTTTCCTGTGACGTTACCTGTGACATTACCAGTCAAGTTACCAGTCACATTGCCTGTTACAGCGCCTGTCAATGGGCCACTAAAACCTGTTGTAGCAGTTACGTTCGTGCCAGTAATAGCGGCAGCAGTTGAGCCACCAATCACCGCACCATTGATAGTTCCTGCGCTAATGGCGGCAGAAGCAATCGTAGCGGCAGAGCTAACAGTAAGGTTGGTGAAAGTACCCGCAGCGGCTGTAGAAGCACCAATGGTCGCACCATTGATTGTTCCACCAGTAATAGTCGCAGAACTGTTATCAGTTTTGGTCGCTATTGCTGTGGCAATGTTGTTGAACTCTGTATCAATTTCAGTACCCTTAACAATCTTTAAAGGATTGCCAGGCGACAGATTGTCTTTAGACGCGAAATTCGTACTTTTTGAGTAATTTGACAAGATTATTCTCCTTGTGACATGAAAGCTAATAACATTTCAAGATCTTGTTTAGATGCATAACCTTTTATGCGATTTGCTTTCCAAGAAATTATTTGAATATTATCTGGGGTGTAGCCTTTTGATGAATCTATGCGATCAATACTTGGGCTTGTTTCCCTAAAGCCTGCATTATTAAATTCAAGTTTTATCCCAAAAATGGGGCAGCAACCATCTTTTGGATAAATTGCTTTCACATCTTCAATAGTAATTGTGTTTTCACGATTCTTGTTTTTTGCTCGTTGCTTTGATGCGTTAACTAACATTTGCAATCTATAGTCAAAATTTTGTCTACGATTACGCTGATATTCTCGAGAATATTCAAGATCTTCTTCATGATTTTCAAGTCTACGTTTAGCTTGATAAGCTATGTCACAAGAACGGCATTTGTATTGCAATCCATCTCGGGCAGCTTTGTTTTTTGTGAATTCAGAAACAAACTTTTCTTCCTTGCAACTATTGCAAACTTTTGTAAGTTGGGCAAGTTTTAAAACATTTGACATGGTTTATCCTATCTTGCCTTCTTTGGCTTGAAGTTCAATTTTCTGAATTGATAACTGAGTACCATTGATGGTGGCCTCGTAACCAGTTTGCACAATTTTACCTGCGCTTGAGGCATTGCTTGTTAATGCTTTAATTGGGATGCCGCTTGAGAAGTCTGCAATTGCATACTCACCAATTCCATACTCGTAATACCCTTGAGGTGGAATAAAGACGTTCTCTGACTGATAAGCTCCTGAGTAATCAAAAGCCCACTTAATCGTGAGAAACTGATTCGATCCACCAATCACAACAGCCGTAATAGACTTCAAAATAGAAATCTGGTTAGGGTTTCCTAAGTCGGCATTGTTTGTGT